AAGGCTGCACCACCTTGGGCTAAGAAGTAAGCAAAAAAAGACCCCGCTGATTAAAGCGGGGTCAAAACACACTCAAGGAGAAACACAATGCAAATACCTGAGCCAAAGATTACCATAACTTCTTTGATCGATCAAGCGCATGAAGTACGATTAGAAAAGCCACGGGCGCACCTTGGCTGCTCAATGCTTGGTCACCATTGCGACCGTTGGCTATGGCTGTCATTCCGTTGGGCAGTACAGGAACAGTTTAAGGGGCGCATCCTGCGATTGTTTCGTCGTGGTCAGAATGAGGAGGCCACCATCATCAGCGACCTGCGTGCAATTGGCGTAAGTGTCACAGGAACACAGCGCAGGGTGAACTTTGGTAGCCATGTGTCTGGCAGCTTAGACGGTATCGGTAAGGGCGTGCCTGGTGCGCCAAAAACTGAGCATGTTTTAGAGTTCAAGACGCACAGTTTGAAGTCATTCAATGACCTAGAGAAAAATGGCGTGGCAAAGAGTAAGCCCATGCATTTCACACAATGCCAAGTATATATGCACGGCACCGACCTGAAAAGAGCGCTTTACGTTGCCGTTTGCAAGGATGATGACCGCATCTACACCGAGCGCCTAGAGTATGACCGCGACCATGCATTGAAGGCCATTGCAAGGGGGCAACGCCTTACTCTGACCGACCGCCTACCGCCACCGATTAGCACAGATGCCACTTGGTTTGAGTGCAAGATGTGCGCGGCGCATGACTTTTGCCACGGTAGCAAAACCACCAAAGAGGTGAATTGCCGCACCTGCGCCCATGCAACGCCGCTAAGTGATAGCACTTGGCACTGCGCCAAATGGGACGATGTAATCCCCACCGAAGCCCAGCATACCGGCTGCGAAGCCCACATCTTGCATCCTGACTTGGTGCCCTGGAAACGCCTAGAAGGGCCAAGCGATTGGATTGCCGTGTATGAGATCAACGGCCTAGGCTTGGCTAATGGTGAGCCAGGCGAGGGCGTATACAGCAGCAAGGAATTGCTTGCTAATGCTGCGGCTTGCAGTGACCCTACGTTGAACCGGCTGCGTAATGAGTGGGACGGGCGCGTAGTATGTTGAGGGAATACCAACAACGCACCATCGACCAACTCTACACATGGTTTGGCGAAGGCAACGAAGGCAACCCGTGCCTAGTGCTGCCCACAGGGTCAGGCAAGAGCCACATCATTGCGGCACTGTGCAAGGACGCGCTGCAATCTTGGCCTGAGACTCGCATTCTGATGTTGACCCACGTCAAGGAGCTAATCGCCCAGAACGCCGAGAAGATGCGTCAGCATTGGCCCAATGCGCCAATGGGAATCTACAGCGCGGGGCTTGGGCGCAAAGACCTGGGAGAGCCTATTACGTTCGCAGGCATTCAGTCGGTGCGTACTAAGGCAAAGCAAATCGGCCATGTTGATTTAGTCATCATTGACGAAGCTCATCTGGTCAGCCACAAAGACGAGGGCGGCTACCGCACCCTATTGGCTGACCTGCGAGCCATCAATAGCAACCTGCGAATCATTGGACTGACTGCCAGCCCGTACCGACTAGGCCACGGCTACATCACTGATAAGCCAGCCATCTTTGACGCGCTGATTGAGCCGGTATCCATTGAGGAATTGATCTATAAGGGCTACCTTTCAACCCTACGCAGCAAGCTGACGGCCACCAAGCTTGAGGTGGATGGCGTACATAAGCGTGGCGGGGAATACATCGAGTCAGAACTACAGGCGGCAGTAGACACCAGCGACAAGAATGCCAAGGTGGTGCAGGAAATCATTGGTTTGGCCGGTGAGCGCCGGTCGTGGTTAGTGTTCTGCGCTGGCGTGAATCACGCCCACCATATCAAGGACGCGCTGACAGAGCAGGGCATTGTGGCCGAGTGCGTGACCGGAGACACGCCAAGCGCCGAGCGTGACCGTATCCTGCGCGACTTCAAGGCAGGCGCCATAAAGGCATTAACCAATGCCAACGTACTGACCACCGGCTTTGACGCGCCAATGATTGACCTGATAGCTATGCTGCGTCCTACCATGTCACCAGGCTTGTACGTACAAATGGCGGGGCGTGGCTTACGCATAGCTGACGGAAAAACAGATTGCATGGTTCTAGACTTTGCAGGCGTGGTGGAGCAGCATGGTCCCATTACGGCCGTGCGGCCACCACCAAAAAAGGGTGACAAGGTAGGCGAAGCGCCGGTAAAGGTCTGCGACCAATGTCAGGAAATTTGCGCCCTATCGGTGCGGGTATGCCCTGCCTGCGGGGCTGATTTTCCAGAGCCGGTTCGGCCAGCCTTGAAGCTGCACAATCTGGACATCATGGGCAATGAAGGCGTCGACATGGAGGTCACCTCGTGGACATGGCGCAAGCATATCAGCCGCGCAAGTGGAAAGGAAATGATTACTTGCACAATGTACGGGGGTTTGTCTGATGCGCCCGTAACTTCTTATTACGCTATTACTCACGATGGCTGGGCTGGTGAAAAAGCACGAAAGAATTTAGCGGAAATAGCGCACAAATCTGGTGTTAGTTTAGATTATTCTTTGGGTGACTTGCATGACATTGCAAAGCAAATGACTGAAGGGACGCCACCCAAAAGCATTGAGTACAAAAAAGACGGAAAATTCTATACAGTGCTTTCCCACAAATGGTAAAATACTTACGTCAGGACAGGGCCGGCCAGCCTTGCATTGCTCTAACCAATGCTTACTGACACTATCATCAATCCGTTAGAGGGTGTCACCATGACAAGATTTTGTCCCAAATGCCAAGTTGAAACTGAGCGCAATAAAAAAGGCGATTGCAAGCCTTGTGCTATTGTTAGAGTAAAAAAATGGATTGAAAACAATAGGGAAAAGCACAATCAATATTGTGCAAAATGGCAAAAAAATCATCCTGAAAAAAACAGAGAAACATCAAATAGATACAGGCAAAAAAATAGAGCTTCTGTCTTGCAAAAAGATAAAGAAAAAAGAAAAAAAGACCCGGCAAAATATGCGCAAATGTCGCGCAATTATGCAAAAAAATATCCAGATAAAGTAAATGCAAGAAATGCGCAAAGAAGAGCAAAAAGAAAAGAACAAAATGGCATAGTTTCAAAAAATATCATAGAAAAATTAAAAGAGTTACAAAAAGGCAAATGCCCATGTTGTCAACAGCCATTAGGCGAAAACTACCATTTAGATCACATTGTCCCGTTGTCTCTTGGTGGAAAACATGAAGATTCAAATTTGCAATTATTAATAGCAAATTGCAACCAGCAAAAATATAACAAACACCCAATTGATTTCATGCAAAGCAAAGGATTTTTACTATGAGCCGCCACCCAGAACCCGAGATCGTCACCATCTACCGCACCACCAGCAGGGCAGAGCCTCCGAGGGTTTGTCATACGTGCGACCATTACAGCAAGGACGGCCGGTGCGCCGAATTTGACGACGAGCCACCGGCTGACTTTGCGAGTGAGCCAGGCGGGTGCAGTTTATGGGAATGGGAGTTGCCATTTTGACGGCACCATCAGAACACCTCGAACAGGTCCGATTAGTGGCTTGGTTCAGGCGCCAGTGGCCGGATATTCGCATATTCGCCATACCCAATGGAGGCGGCCGCAGCATGGCCCAGGGCGCAGCGCTCAAAGCAGAAGGCGTGACAGCGGGAGTGCCGGACCTATTTGTGCCGGCCTGGGGGCTGTGGATCGAAATGAAGAAGGCCACCGGCGGGACCGTATCGCCAGCACAGCGCGACTGGATAGCCTACTTAGAGGGCATAGGTCACAGCGTCATCATAGGGCGCGGGTTTGAGGACGCCAAACGCCAGATAGAGGGCGCAAAAAAGCCCACGTTTTAGGTGGGCTAGGGGTTAGGGTTAAAGGCCAAGCAAAAGGGCTATCAAGGCCGCTAGTAAGGCGGCAACGAGCATGGTTCCTCCCATTCAGTGTTTATCCAGTCCAATGGATCATAGGGTTCGTAATACAGGTATTCCAGCGCCTCCCAGCGCTTGAACCCATAGGACACCATCAGGTGATAGATTTTGCCGTCTACGTCGGTGTCATTGGCCATACATTGGCTCCGGATAATAG